AGCCCCTTGATATTTTCTTAAGATACATTTATTTATTTTGCTTTAGGATGACCCTTTGGTAATAGGTCATAATCTGTATCATATTTTGGATTCTCAGGTCTACCATTTTTAAGTAGATATAGAAACGCATTTACACGAGCGTAAGCCCATTGTTCTGCTGATTTAACCTGTGGTGAATGTGATGTATTAAACGCTCCCAATCCTCTTTGAAATACTGATTTAAGTGCACCTAATGTTGCATTACCATTCTTGGTGTTACTTTCTTTTTCGTTAAACTCATCAACCTTATTCTGTAAAGTCTTCTCTTGTTCTGCTGTTACTTTTGCACCTCTCTTACCTGAAGCATCACCACCCGCACTACCTTCACCCTTTGGGTCTTTATTTGGAGTATCACTCTTTGGTGCTTTGTCACTTTCTTTAATACCACCTCTTGGTCCTACTTCAGCAAACTGAGAGTAACACACAGCGAGCGCTTGTTCTTGTGTATCATATTCACTTCCAATAGCTTTCATACACTTGGATATATATTCTTCTTCAGTTTCACCACTAGACTTAGATGGGATTGGGAAACCTTCTTTTACTTTTGATTGTTCTTCTTTGATAGGTACACAGTTAGGTACTTCTCTACCGTCTAATATCTTTGTACCAATTTGTTCATATCCTTCCCAACAAGGACCTTCATCCTCATATTTTCTTTTCTTAGGTTTTATATCTGATAACCCAAATCTAATGTTTCTAATTATTTGTAATCTATCTGTCTTCATATAAATAAATTTTGTTATAGTTGTCAGCTAATAAATCAGTTAATTGCATATGAGATATTTTATTCTTTTGTCCAAAGTCACTCATTAATACCCTTGTGATATATACCACTTTATTAAAGGGTGTAAGTTCTTGTTCTGTAGGTCTAGGTAATATCATATAGACTGTCTCTTCAATTTTTTATTCTCATTCATTAAGTTCTCAACCTTTTTTTCAAGGTCTTGAATTTTTATATTTAAACTTTGTATTTCAATTTTAAGGTCATCAATAATATTCTTATATAGACCAATAGATAACTCAAGATTTCTAAGTACCTGGTTATCAGTTTCTGCGTTTGACCTTCTTCTACCAACAAACCATCCTGCTATTGCAGTTAGTGTATTGGATATCAATAATAATATTTCTGTGCTCATATTAATAACAATCTTGACAAGCGGGATTAGAACTCTCAATCTCTGAGTAAGATTTAATTCCACTGTTTAGTAATCTTCTTTTACCATAACCAGTTCTAGTTGTAGTATTAAGAACGATTGGTGAATTATATTTGGATGCACGATCTGCGAGCATTCCATCTGTTGTTGTTTGTGTAAGATAATCAGGGAATAAGTTTTGACCTAAACCTGTTAACAAGTAATCCTGTAATCTTTGTTGATAGAAATCTGAACGTTGTTTTTGAATAGTTCTCAAATACTTCATTGTTTCAATATCAACACCATTTCTACCACCTTCCAATCCTCCAGGTTCAACGATACCAACGTTCATTGTACGTAAGTGTAAATGAGGTATCATCTCAAAATAAGCTGTCTGTATCAAATATGGACTTATATAATCATTAACCAATGTTAATTCATTGTTGTTGAATGTATTACCTGTTGAATTTACTTGAGATAACAAATGATTATAGAATCTTGTTCCCAATAAATTTTGTAAATGAATATCCTGAGCAATACCGATTTCAGCTCTAATTGCTTGAACGTCAACATTCTTATTGATATTCGTGAATGCCTTAATCTTATTTTCTGATATTAATAGTACGTTAGCCATATTATTGTTGTGTTGGTTGAATTGGTTTATCTTCTACTATTGGTTGTTCAATAACATCACCAACTTCATATATTGATAGAGGTTTAATTTCAAATGATGTAGGTCTTTGAGATTTAATACTTACCAACTTATCAAATGTTGATAATAGTTCTTTTTGGTATGGCATAATAACCATTTTACGGAAGTATTCAGAATGGTCCACAATTTCGTTTCTAGTCCCTAATTTACCTGCGGTGGATATACCATATAGTTCACCACTAGAAACTCTGTGTGCGGACAGTATACTACGTAATATGTCATCATATATTGATTGGTAATAACCATCTGAAGATGCTGCAGGAATTTGTGTGATTTGTGGTGCCAATTCAGGACTTTCGTTGAAAGAGATAATTGGTCTACCTGCGTTATTAACTGAGGTATATTGTTCTTCTAAAGCTCTTGTGATTATACGTTGCTCCTCTTCTCCTGGAATACCATTGTTCATAGATATGAAAAGGGATGGTAACATTCCGTTCTTTAAGTTATTGGAGTGGAATTCTTTTATGTTTACATCAATTTCAATAGCAGCAAGACCACCAGAATAATCTGGGTGAGGGTAATAGGAGTTATTTGGACTGTACTGTTTATAATAAAAAACTTGAGATGGTTCACCATCTTCTTGATTGAATGTATCATATTCTTCAACGGGGAATTTTTTGATATTTGTCCAATCAGCTGAGTAGTAATATTTTTCAATTTCATCTGTTTCGTGGTTAATTTTACCACATCTAATTCTTGAGAAGTCTAGGTGGTACATTTCGGCAATAGTAGTTCTATCACGAGACCAAATCACATTTAATGCATAACCCCCAAATAGTAAAAGGTCTAGTGCACATTTTCTGTACACATCCATTACATTATCTTTTGGGTTGATTAAGTTTACTGTAGCCATTGGATTGTTTAATGAAACAATTCCATCACCACATATTTGTTCACGTTTTGAAGTGATTATCGCTTTGTGTATTGCACAGTTATTATATCTTGAGATTAGATATTGTGGCATTTGATTGTTCTCTCCGTATAGGACCCAAGGTCTTCTATCAAATAATTCGGAGAAAATAGGTAAGAATGGTTCTTGTCTAAAGTTCATTCTACCCAATTGATATTTTTGTTTTTCTTCACTCATAGTTAATCTTGTATATATATAAAGTTGGAGTTATCTTCGTCAGCAGATATATATTCAACAAACGAATTATCTTCAGTAGTTCCTTCTAATCTTACCATACCAGTATAAACTAATTGAGTTACATCACCAAATATTTGTAATTGGTATTGTCCCTCGTAATTTAAGTCTTGACCAGCATTTTGAAAATTTAAAATAATCTCACAATATCTATCGTTTGACGCATAAACTTGTGCATTAGATGTACTAATAGTATAACTTTTTATCTCTTGGGATAAAACGTTTGTAAAGGTTAATGTATAACCAGTATAATCTGTTCTTGAATTATTATTGATATTCAACACTAATTCATTCTGTATTCCTTTTTGGAGTATAAGCATAGTTAATACCGTATATAGTTAAATATAAATAATTTTGATTTGAATTGGTAGCAACAAAAAAAAGGGTGGAAGCCCACCCTCTTTTAGATAGAATATATAGATAATTTACACCAAGAAAGATGTAAGATTAACCTGAAATTGTAGCTCCTGCAAATACAGTAGCTAACGCACCAGTGATAACTCTCGCTGGTTCAGCTTCTTGCGCTTGGAAAGTTAAGCTAAAACCATTTTTGTCACCAAGTGCTTGACCTGAAGTCGCATCACCTGCTGATAAGAATGAAAAGTTAACTTGACCAATTAAATATTGAACATCATTTTGGTCAATTGCAACAATTTGTAAAGTATCATTTTGAGATAATACTTTTAACTTATCTCTTTTATCAGTATCATACTTGTAAAGAGAAATAGTTAATTCTTGAGTAAAGAAAACGGTTCCGTTCTCATAACTCTTATTTAATGTTTGAGTAAGAGATGAAACTCCTCTTTTTAATTCAAAACCGTATAAGGTAGTACCAGAAGTTGATGTGGCTCCAGTAACTGCACCGGCAGCATTATATGTGTAACCGGTTACTTCTGCAGTTGCACTTCCACCAACTATGTAGACTTTTTTAATACCACCAATACTATCTGAACATCCAAGAGCTTCACCACTAGATATAAAACAAGGCATATTTTTAAGATTTAATTTTTTTGTTTATTTTTTAAATAAGGGGCCTTTCACCCCTTTGGTTTTTTACATCTTTATAATAACTATGCGATGTTGTTAGTTGCGAAATAGTTAACTCCTGCGAATCTAACTAAAGCAGCACCGTAATTGTAGTTACTTCTGATACGAATTTCATCGTTATCACGAGACCACCAAAGATCAATTTTTTCATCTTGACTTAAGGCATCAAAACCTACTACGAAATAATCAGCTGGTCCGATAACTACTTTACCTGATCCGCTTAAACCTAATGTAGGATAAACTTTTACAGTTGAGTTTGGATGTACTGCGAAAGCGTTTGCTTCACCACCAATTACTGTAGAGTTACCAATGTAATTAACGAAGAAGTTAGCTTTAGTTAAAGCAGTAACATATAAACGATAGTTAGCGTATGACATAAACACTACTAAATTTTCAATAGCTTGTGCGTTATCATCTAAAACAGAGATTAATTTATCTACCTCAGTGATAGGATTTCCTGCTGTACCATAAGCCACAGTTGAAGAGAATGTAGTACCAGTTGAGTTAGCAACACTAGTTGCTCCTGTTACGATTAAAGCTTTGAAACCTTGGAAACAGTCACCACCTGCTGTGGTTGCTTGCCATAATTTTTGTTCAATTCTTTGTTGAATTTTCTTTACATATAAATCAGCAATTTCCAATTCGAATGGTACACTTTCTTCAGTTTGACCTTTTGTTAAAAGTAATGACTGATAAGTTGAATACAATTGATCTGGACATAATGCCTCATTTACTCTCTCTGGACAAACCGTTAATGAGATTTGAGAGAAAGTTGTTGTACCTGATGGAGACCATCCACAAGCTCCTGCTTGAAACGCTGGACTGTTGTCCATAATTTGAATTTGCTGAGTACCTTTGATACCTAGCTTTACATTTGCTACTTTAGCTGTTGTACCACCTACTAATGCTTTCATCATCAACTCAGTTGATGTTTGATCAGTAAAGCCAGTGATAGAACTTACTACGTAACTAAAATCTTCTTTTGAATAATTTTTCATTTAATATTTAATTTTTGTTTTTTTATTTGTTATTTTTTCTTAAATTCATTATTGCTGCAATTCTTGCATCATCTGAATTTACTTCTTTATTGAAATCAACCTTACCGTCAGAAATTTTCTTTCCCGCTGGTTGTTTTTTGAAAGCTTCAAAATCTGATTGAACAGATTCCATTTTCTCTTTCATTTTTTTCATTCCTTCTGCTAAAGATTTAATTTCTTCTAACACAGGAATAATTGCTTCAACGATAGCTGCTACGACTGGTTCAGCAATTGGAGCTACTTCAGCGGGTACTTCTACCTCAACTGATTCTTCTTCCATATCGTGGTCAGCCATTGGATACATATCTCCCATCTCTGATTTTTCTATCTTAACGATAATACCGTCAGTTGTTTGTACTTTCATACCACCTTCAATATCGTGGACACCATCTGGTGCTGGAACTTCTCCATCTGCAGTAACAACCATAACTTTAGCACCCTCTATAAGAGAATCACCTTCAACTTTGATTTGTGTACCATCAACTAATTTAGCATCTAAGAAACTTTCTGACTTGATAAAACCGAATTTTACCATAAGACTCTTAATTTCTTGGATAGCCGTTTTTGGATTTGACATAATCTACTTTGTTTATTTTTGTTTATTTGTTTATAATCTATATTGTTAAATATAAAATTCTATATATATTCTCAAAATTTCTTTAGTATCTCAGCAACTTCTTTAAGGAACATCTCTTCTCTACAGAATTGTGCCACCTCTTCAAAGTAACCTGATACAGAAAACCCATTGAGTTCTTTGTTCTTTATTTTATTCCAAACCTCGTCATTCTTTACTTTCATTGATACAAACCAAGTTCCAATTGGAAGTTCATTAAATCCATACTTATTAGATTTATCTTCCATATCTTCCTTAATCCAACTCTCAATAACATATACATCTGACGCAGCTTTACCATTGTGTTCGGTATCATTGTTATCAATGTATTTGTTTCTCATATACTTCTCAGAAATCATACGGATTGTCTCAGCACTAAAGAATACTTGGTATGGATTACCTTTACCATCTTTACGGAATATCTTTTGGTCAGGAATCATTGCAGGTCCAATAACAATTTTCTTATCTTCTGAATCAATTGCAAAGTTTTGTTTTGACATCTTTTCTTTTTCAATTGAGTTTATCTTAGACTGAGCCCAAGACATAGCAGACTTACCACCCCAACTGTCATACAT